GATGAATTAGAAAGAGGTAAACATGAAAGTAATAGAGTACAAAAACAAAAAACTAAGACTGCCATATGATTTAAAGGCAGGTGAGTTGAGTACGGAGATGGTTACAAGACAGAATCCATTCAGTGGTGAATCGATCCAGCTGCCAGAATTCGCGGCGGTTGTATATGATACAGTCATCGATCTCAATCTGAAGGCTGAGCGTAAGGACGCGGCCACAGGCCAGCCCGCAGGGATCAGTGAACACCAGGATGACTGGCAAAAAGTAAGAGACGGTCTGGGTTGGTTTAGACAGTACTTTGCTAGAGAATATATGGTGTTACTTGATTAGATCTAAACACAACGATTTATTAAACTACTTTGTCCACGATAAGCGCGACCTGAGTCGCGCTTACGTTAAGAGCTGCGAGAAATTTTTAGACTCTATATGCTGGCCCAGTTATTATGGGGGCTCAAACACCGGCGGAAAAATCTTTAAAGTTAAAAAGCCTCAAGCTTCAGGCGCCAAGGCTCAAGCTTCAAGCTCCAAGCGCCAAGCTTCGGCCACAATTAAGAGGTATAAAATTTAAATGTTAAAGAAAGAAGCAAGACTAAGAACCGGAGGCCTGAGCGCGCCGTCCAAGATGCCCGGACCAGCGTTCAATCTTCCAGCCCGCGCCTGCCTGACTGGCGCCAAGCTAGCTCAAGTCCCGGGCTCAGTTTGTCATGGCTGCTACGCCCTGAAGGGGCGCTATAGATTCCCAAATGTACAAAAAGCATTATATCGAAGGTTAGAGGGCCTGACTGCTGAGACCTGGATCGAAGACATGGTAACGCTGATCAAGGGCCACGACTGGTTCAGATGGCATGACTCAGGAGATATCCAGAGCGTTGAGCACCTCAAGAATATATTCGAAGTATGCAAGCGGACGCCCCTGACCAGACACTGGATGCCGACGCGCGAAGCGAGGTTCCTAAAGCTCATGGATCCGGACATAGTTCCAACAAATTTAATTATTAGATTCAGCTCACATATGATTGATCAAGGACCGGTAAAATTCTGGCCCTGGACTAGTACTGTAAGCTCGAAGAGCAAGACCTGCCCGGCTCAGGACCAAGGCAACAAATGCATGGACTGCCGCGCATGCTGGGACCGGAATACACCTAATGTCACATACCCGAAACACTAACGATAATTTAAATATAGAGAATTCGAAACGGTTCGTTGAAGGTGCAAGCTCCAAGCGCCGCGGCCCACGAAGCAGGCGCCAAGCCTCAAGCCCCAAGCCCCAAGCCGAAGTTCCAAGCTCCAAGCCTAAGTTGCAAGCTCAAAAGTTTTTTGAATCTGAATCCAATCAACAGTAGGAAAAGGACGAAGTCCTTTGTCCAATAGTTCCTGAATCTTGGCCCCTGGAACAAGTTTCAGGGAGCACGGACCGAGGGTCCGGGCTAAGATAAATGTATTCTTCGGATGTGACTTATGGAAGGCAATTTGATGCGGAGAAAATTTTACTTTGTTCCCCTTCGTGACTTTTAATTCAATAGTAAAAAAGTGCCCAGAAGTATTGTACCCCAATACATCAGGCATACCAAGTAAGCTAAGGTTTTCAATACGGTTGAGAGAGATGGAGCATGTATTTTTCCTAAGATCTTGGTATAATTTTCTTTCTGGTGCCATAACATTTTCAAGGTTACTCGGGTATGTCGTCGGCCCTTATAATCTCCCGCTTATTGGGTTTAAAAACTACACGAACAGAGCTGTCTCCAATGAGTCTACTCTCCTCCACATCTATTCGTTTAATCTCTTCTAAGTAAGGACCAATCTTCATATAAATCTTTGCGTTGTTGATGGCATTTCCTTTTGTGCCACCAATAAATTCTCCTAAATAATTCATTAAATCTTTAATGTACATGTCACATACCACTCTTACGCAATCTGTCAAGATGATCTTCACATTGCTTAGCTAATTTTTTATTATCCATAAATAATTCTAATTTTTCCTGCTCAAGAGCAGTAATTTCTCTTCTTAAATCTCCATTTAGTTTTTGATGTGATTCATTAATGAGTTCTAATTCTTGAATACGATCTAACTTATTCATCATAAGTTTGTCTGCTTCTTTAAGACCAGAATCATCAGCTAAAGCGTTAGCTAATGCTGTTTCTAGTTCTGTGCATCTCTCTTTCCAATTTATATCATTCATATTGACTTTATAGGATAGTTACCTTAAATTGTCAACTATGGGAGTACCAAAAAGATTAACAGAAATGCAAATGAGATTTGCCGAGTTCGTAGTATTCGGTGGAGCTGAAGGACCTATGACTCAAACTGAAGCTGCTGTCGCTGCTGGATATAGTCCAACACGTGCTAGGCAAGAAGGATCAGAACTCATGAATCCTAGACACAGCCCATTAGTGGTACAATACATAGGAAGACTCAAAGAGGAAAGACTTAAGAAGTTTGAAGTTACTTATGAAGGACACCTGGCCGAGCTTGCTCGTCTACGTGAAGCTGCCTTGAAGAAAGGTTCGTTCTCTTCTGCTGTAAATGCTGAAGCGAATCGAGGCAAAGCCGCAGGGTTATATATAGACAGAAAAATAATAAAACATGGGAAACTAGAAGACATGTCAGAACTAGAATTAGAAGCGAAAATGAAACAAATTTTAGACGATTACGCACCGATATTAAATGTTACCCCCGAGAAACCATTATTGGACCAAACACCATCAGAAACCAAAACAAAGAAAAAACCAAAAGAAACAAAAAATATTGCTGCCAGTCAGTCATCTAATGTGGTATTAAAGTTAGGAAATAAAGACAACCCAACAAAAAAATAATCATACCAATAAAATAAATATTATCTGGGTTAAACATTAATCCTTTCCATTTTAATTATACATCCTCTTGGAAATATATTTCTATCTGAGTATGCCTCATCCTTGTCATCATAGCTAGCAAACGTCCAAACAAATTTATTAGTTTTCTTATAAATATAAGCAAATGTGTATAGTTTAGAGCATTCCATCCTGTTAAACTCTTCCGAAGTGGCATGAGTGGCATCTCCGGTAATATCAATCCAAGTAATCTTGTAAAAATAATATCTCTTTTTGCCAATGTTTATGCGCCTTAATTTAGATTTCTTACGTGCCATATGTTTTTCCAATTCCCTAATCTGCCATATATAGCAAATATATATATTTTTCTATTTTATTTATCAGCAAAAAAAGTCTGGCAGATCATCTTTTTTATATAAAATATATAAATTATCTATATATATCAATGACTTACGTCTGCCACTGAAATCCAAAATTCTGCCACTCCTGCCACTCGCACAAAAAAACCCGCATAAAAGTGATTTTTTTCGGCGCGTTTCCTATAGAATCATGTAGATTTCTGCCAATGTTACCCCGTATTCTGCCACTGGATTGTATAGGATTACAATTGATGCCACATTTCAGACACATTTATGTCTAATTTGTGCCATAGAATCGTCTAAGTTTTGCCAACTTCTCATCAGCTTCTGCCACCTTTGCCAGCTCTTTGTCAATGGCGCCAGTGATGTCCACGTGGTCCACGACAACAGCATTACGATCCCCGGCCATCAGCATATCTATCTTTAGCAATGCATCTTCCATCTGGCTAGTGTATCGACTGACTAACGCTTTGAACAAACGTTCTCTCATGTTTACCTCCTTATAATTTTAATTCAGATAACTTTTCATGACTACCCACAACACCTCTGACAAATGTGTTGAAAGCTAAACTTGTTCTAATATTACTACCTTTTTTTGCATTTACTCCATGAACTAAATTTGATGGAAACATCATTAATTGTCCTGCTCTAATTGGAAACCACCACTGTGTGGCATTATGAACATTATAGGTATTTACTTCAGGCATAATGGTTTGGTGTTGAACTGGGTTATAAAAATTAATGCTATCCTCAGGAGTAGCATCAAAGTAGAGTACTCCAGATACATAAGAGTTTGAATGTGAATGTAGGTGGTGATGTTGACTATGTGACGTATAGTTAAACCAAGATTGAGTAATATATAGTTGTAGCTTCTCCGCTGGAGAAATAACAACTTCTAAATAACGTCTGCATTGTTCTTCTAGTAATTTCTTAAGATTTCTTAATGGTTTCTTATTAAGAACATAGCTTTCTAAACTACGCCTATTTCCTTCGTTTTCAAAGGTGTGTTTCTCGTGATGTCTCATACATTGAATTTCGGATTTAGTGAATTGTCTATCCAGGTGACTTTCAAAAACTGGTTGTGCAAAGAGAGCGTGTATTTTTATATCTGCGTTCATATTAAAATGCCCAACTAACAAAGGAGTGTCTAACTCCTTCGGTTATCTCTTTAACTTCATGTGGGTACATAAAGTTAGATGGAAATATTAATATATCTCCTCTAACTAATTTAACTTCTTTTCCTCTCATCATAAACTCTCCACCCTCATAATTGTCATTTAGTAATCCTACGATAGCAAGAATTGGTATTCCTTTCATTTTACCATCAAACATACTTCGAATATGATCATAGTGAGTACGCATCTTAGTTCCTTCAGTATATTTATTGAATCTTACTTGGGTTATATGTTCAATCCATTGTGCTTTGGTATGTTTGTCTGGCCAGGAAACTTTTTCCTGATAGGCCACCACAGCTTTCATAATGAGTGGACCTAAAGTATGAAATTGTTGGGTTGTTGAATAAACCATATCTAATTCTTTTTGAGGATAAGAATATTCTGTTTCGTTTTTACCATAAACAGACCATCTATGTTTCTCCCACTTAGCATTTTCACATTCTTTGATAAGCTCTCTACAGAGCTTCGTTGGTATTGCATTTGATGTAAATATAAAATCATCTACGTTGTTCATTAATATCCTTAAAAGTTAAATGGGTTGATTCGCCCTCTACCCCTAGCTCGTTAAAACAAAATGCATTAAAAGCGAGACAGTATCTACTCTCTTGCTTAACATTGACAGGTACTGAAT